TGGGCATTGTTATTAACCAGTACCGCATGAAGATTGGCGTGATGCATGGAGACCCTCGCACCACTCCTGGAGGTGAAGGAAAGAACTATGCATTTTTCACTCGATGTGAAGTCCGTAGAGATGAATGGATTGAACTTGGTTCGGGTAACAATAAAGTCAGAATCGGGCAACGAATCAAGGTCAGGACTCTTAAGAATAAGACGGCGCCCCCACAGAGAGTTGCATACTTTGACTTTTACTTCTCAGAAGGCGGCTCTTGCCTTCCTGGAGAATATGATTTCGCTAAAGAAATCGCGGCTCTTGCAGTAGTAAAGGGATTGATAGAACGTAAAGGCGGGTGGTACTACTATGGCGAAAGAAAATGGCAGGGAATCGAACCAGTTATTGATAGCCTCCGTAGCGAAATTGACCTCAAGGAAGAACTTGAAAAAGTTGTCCTCGAATCAACTGACACCATTGTGGTGGGTGCTGATGAGTAGCGGCTTTGAAATCATCGACCAAGATTGGGCTGAAGAATTAGAGCGTGGTGTAGAGGCTTACACCGACATGCTCTTTGAAGCAATCTATGAAGGAACAGAAGAAGAGATTTCAGAAACAGTATCTGGTGAACCATTCTGTGGTTGCAACAGATGTTTCTGGAGAGAAACAATGTTTTATCTTGTCCCAAAGTTGCTCAAAGGGCATCAGGAAGGCAAAATAGAACTTGAGGAGTAAAGGGCAAAAAGAGTCTCAGAAGCATGAGAAGCGTCTAGCCAAGAAGATTGGCGGAAAACGTAATGCTGCATCTGGGGCTCTTTGGGCACGTAAAGGCGATGTTCGGTCATCCGACCTGTTGATTGAACATAAGTGGACTGGTAAAAAACAATTCACAATAAAGTCTGATGTGCTTGAAAAAAATGTTAGAGAGGCAATCCTAGAAGGACGAATGCCAGTTCTTGGTATTCATCTCAATGGGGAAGACTATGTCATCCTGCTTGAGGATGACTTCCTAGAGATGAGGGACAAAACAAAGGATGCCTAAAGAATGGACGAACCAGAGTACGCTTGGCGATATCGAGCGCGTTGTTCAGGAGAAGACACCGACATCTTCTACCCGCCAAGAGACAAGAATCAATACAAGATTATCGCTAGTCAAGCAAAAGAGTTCTGTTTTGGCGAAAGTGGAAAGAACCATTGTCCAGTCAGAACTGAGTGTTTATGGGACGCAGTCTCAAGAGATGAACCGCACGGAATATGGGGAGGTCTTTCTCATCGTGAGAGGAACGCCTTAATTCGTAAATGGCAGAAAAAATACAAAAAGAAAATGACCCTCAAAGAATTCATATTCAGTAAGGAAGTGCAATAGTGCCAGTGCAAGCATCTGCAGACTTAAAGAGATTTCTCGATGCCAAAAAGCAAGACCATCGTCTTATAGGAGATGTTGAGCGTCATTTGATGCGCAGACCTGAGTCTGACCGTCGTACTGATGTCCTTCACCCTTCAGAAATCATTAAGTCAGATTGGTGCCATCGATATTCTTTCTACCTACTAAAAGGTGGAAAGAAGAAGCAAGAGAAGCCTTCTTTGAGGCTACAGAACATATTTGATGAAGGTCATGCCATCCATGCCAAGTGGCAGAATCGGTTTTATGAGATGGGCAACCTATTCGGTAAGTTCAAATGTATCTATTGCAAAGAAACAACTTTTGGATTGTCTCCTAAAGAATGCGAGCATTGTGGATGCGACATCCTTGAATATGCAGAAGTTGGGTTACGAGATGAGTCACTGCGTATTGCTGGTCATACAGATGGATGGATAAAGGGAATTGGAGATGAGTGCCTTATAGAGATAAAGTCTATTGGTGCGGGAACACTCCGTTATGAGGCTCCTGACCTTCTTATGGATGCCAACCATGACTTAACTAAGGCTTGGAAGAACATTCGACGACCTTTCCGTAGCCACCTTCTTCAAGGCCAGATGTATCTTGAGTTAGCACAGCGTATGTATGGAGATGACGCTCCTAAAGAAATAGTTTTTATTTACGAACTCAAAGCAGACCAGGATTACAAAGAATTCACAGTTAAAGCAAACTTTGAAATTGTAGAAAGAGTTTTTAAAGCAGCCCAGAAAGTTATCGATGCCGTAAACGCTGATAGTATGCCTGACTGTAACGTTTCATTAGATGGGTGTAAACAATGCGACTTGATACCTTAGTTGAAAAGGGAATGAATATTCCCAAACCATCGTATGACTTAGTAACTTTACCTCCTGACATCACTGACCTCAGTGGTGAGCAGTTGGCTGAAATGTTTACAATACTTACTGGTTGGGCTGATTACACAGCCTCTCAACTGGCTCAGGCTCAGATTGCAGAGCGTGCAGCACAGAGAGCGCTTGACTTTAGAGTAAATAAGTTGATGGTAGAAAAACTAGGCTCTGCTACAAAAGGTGACAAAGTCACCCTTATCAGGGCTCAGATTGCCATCGATGATGATGTAGTAAAGTTGGAGGATGCTTTAGAAGAAAAGCATGCCTACAGAAAAATGGTAGAGATGATGCTTTCCAATCAGGAAAGGGATATCACTCTAGTATCGAGGGAAATAACTCGTAGAACGGCTGGAGGGCCGAGGAGGGAATACGTATGAGAAAGTTATTAGCACTTGTTTTACTATTGGTTGGAGTTTCATTTCCAGCCCAAGCAAATACACCAACAGTTGCAATTATTGATGTTGGTTTTAATACAACTCTGTTTCCAAATAATGTTGCATATGAGGTCTGCATAGTCTCTGTTGCGGCATGCCCAAATGGAACTAAGTTTCAAGAAGGTGCTGGAGCAGCAACAGTTGCATCCAATGCACTGCCAGCATTTGTACACGGAACCACAATGCTTTCAATTCTTACGTCAGTAAATCCTGATGCAAAGGTTGTTTTGATTCGTGTATTGGGTTTGCAGCCAAATGGTCGTGCAGGCGCATATTCGATTGATGACATCACAAGGGCATTAGGTTGGGTAGTTAATAATGCGTCTCGCCTAAACATCAAGGCAGTCAGCATTTCTCAAGGAAAAGTAAACGCCCCATGTAGAGCAACTCCTGAGTTAACGGGTGCAATTTCTTCTTTGAAACAACAAGAGGTAGCAGTAATAGCCTCTACAGGTAATGAGAAGAACAGAACCAATATCGCTGTTCCTGCATGTATTGATGATGTTATCTCTGTTGGAGCAACTGATAACCCAGTTTCATTAGGTGGACAGGCTTGGGACAAGGCTGCTACACCAACGATTGCTCTCTACAGCAACGGCAATGCGTCAACTGATTTTTACACCAATGGTCGCTTCTTCTATACCGCTATGGATGGAAGCAGACAGTTTGCAGTCGGTACTTCTAATGCAACAGCAGCATTTGCTGGATTGTGGATGAAGAGTTTGAAATCGACTGTGAATGAAACGTATGTAAGTATTACAACTACAACTGCATCAAATCAATGGCTAACAGGAAGGTATGTGTTTATTCCATGAGTGAACCAATTCTGCCCGAAGCACATGAACTCATCAACAATGAGAGAAATGCTTCTTATGACCATCCGTTAGACAACTTTGAAAGAATTAAAAAGGGTTGGGAAGTAATTTTTGGTATTGACATAACTGAAGAGCAAGTAGGCCTTGCCATGGCATGGGTCAAGATTGCACGAGAAGTTTACAAGCACAAGAGGGATAACTTGGTAGACGGCGCTGGGTATCTTGGAACTGTAGACATGGTCATTACTGAAAGAGAACGCCGTGCCAACCAAGTCGATTGATGCAGGGTTAGAAAAAGATTTACTAGTTGCTATAGGGATAGACCAGTCATTAACTGGTTTTGCATTTACAGCATTGGCTGTGTCTGACCCTAAGCAATATATGACTTGGGTATACAAGTCTCCATATTTTGGCGTTGAACGTCTCGTAGACATTCGTCAGTTTTTATTTGACCATCTCGATTACATTTCAGAAAAACATCCAATACAAAAGATTGCAATGGAAGGCACAGTTCTCGCCAGCCACTCTGCCTTAGTTCTTGGAGAATTATCGGCCCTTGTAAAACTGGCTATTTACGATTACTTTGATGACGATACTAAATTCCCAGT